GGCAATCTATCCAGACTGCTAGCCGGGCCCCTCAGGGGGCCCTTCCAGGACTTCTGCAATCGTGAACATGTCAACGCAGAGTCAGTCAAGTAAGGCAGCCCTACGGGGCTGCCCATGGAACGGGGGAAGAGTGAAGGGGTGACCACCACAGCTTGCTTCTGATCCTGGATCTCGACTAGACTTCGAGGCGCAGCCGAGAGAAAGCCTGGAAGAAGTCCAGGTGAGGAGCCCCCGAAAGGGGCTCCCAAGCAGATAAGATAGACAGAAGCCAAGCGGTAAGAGGTCAAGATAGGGGAGGCCCCTGAAGGGCCTCCCTGATCCATATAGATAGGAAGAGTGATCACGTCGGATAGAACCATAGATGGGAACGACTGGAGTACATATGCATCCTGCAAGGATGCTGAGTATCCAGAAGACTTCGACTTCAAGTCGAAGTCCATGAATGATGTGGCCCTCAATGAGAGGGCCATTGCCACATACTGCCGAACCTGTCCAGTGGTCAAGCACTGCCTGGACTTCGCAACGATGGATGACAGGATGGAATCCATTCGTGGTGGCATCCTGCCTGGCAAGTTGACCCTCGTCCCTTCCCCCGTTCGGAAGTACCAGCTTCCAAGCGAGGAACAGGGAGCATTCATGATCAATAGAGGGGAGTGCATGGGTCAGACTGTCAGGCATCCAATCCTGACAGTCAATGATCTTGTCTTCTGGAAGGGGTCAACACGATGCCTTCAATGTACGAAGGCCACCGCTGATCAGTTCACTGCCAGGAGAAGCGCTGCCCGTAAGGCAGCGCGTTTGTCTGCTAACATTAGTGTATGACCATTGAACACCTGAGCTTCTCAAGTCTGAACACTTACAATGGATGCCCTAGAAGGTACTACCTGGGAAGGGTCAAGCATGCTGAGGCGCTACCTGCCTGGTATTTTGCTATTGGCACTGCTGTTCACAGTTACATCGAACTGCATCTCGGCGGAAGCGAAGTCTCGGTCGAGTCACTCTTCATCAGTGAAGTTGAAAAGCTTCAGCTCATCGAAGCTGACACATCGAAGTGGCTCTACTCGGGGAACCAAGAGGCTCCCCTCATCGAAGAAGTTGCACTCAAGCACGCTGAAGCATGCGTCGAAACGGCGCTGACGATCCTCCAGGACGTTGAAGTCTGGGAAGTTGAGCCTGACATCACCGGCTATCTGCCGGGCTGCTCACTGCCCATCAAGGGCTTCCCTGATGTACTCGGTGAACACAGGAAGCATGGCCCAGTGATCCTTGACTGGAAGACTGGAGCCAAGCCGAAGAACGCCTTGCAGCTTGAGACGTACAATGCTCTACTCGAAGTGAGTCGGCGGCATGCAGCTGTCGTTAATCGTGGTGAGTGGGTCGGACTATGGGCCATGCTCAAGCCTGGCCTGTACAAGGATCCAGTCCGCAAGGTGGAACTGAAGGAGACACCCGAGTCGATGGGTGCCAAGTTCCATGAAGTGGAAGAGCGGATCGCTAAGAAGATCTTCCCTGCCATGCCCGAGTTCGCATGCAAGTTCTGCGAGCAGAAGCCGAACTGCAAGCTACAGTCCGGGCTTACGGCCCGGACCAAGTACTTTGATACTGTCGAGAAAGATGGAGGTTATCCGTTTTGAGCTACCGGCACAGCGGCTACAGGAAGCTGAAGAAGATCCTGAAGGACTACGAGAACCATGACATCCTGGTCGCCGACATGCTGACCAAGTCACAGCAGGAACGCCTGATCTTCTGGGCACTGCACATCCCGAAGGGGAACTGATGTACGAGGTAGAGTTCCGGATTCCCACAGCGCAGTATGCCTACGTGAATCTTAAGATCATGTCAGCCAGCAGCAAGGGACTCATGTCCCTACTCGATGACATGGATGACAGTCTCGCGCTCAAGCTGGGCCAGACTGGTGCCGCACTCATCGGCGCAGTGAACCATGGACATGCCAACCCTGGAGATGCAGCCGAGCCAGCCAAGCATGAGCGATCTCTCAGCGAATCTGATCGTCGCGGCATCGTGTCCATGCTCGGTGGTGACCCGGACTATTCAGCCGAGGAGCTGATCAAGTCCGAGCTGGGAGGCAAGATCCTTAAGACGATGACCGTAGAGGCCGCCATTCAGGCGGCCTCCCAGCAGGAGCCCGAGGGAACTATCCAGCCGGGTAGCGTGGAGGCTGCTGTGGCCCCTCCCAGGCCCTGGAACAGGCAGCCTGAGACCGTGCAGCAGAAGCCCTGGGAGGAAGGCAAGCCCCGACCTGGCATCGATGCTGAGATCAAGCCTGTCGGGGCCAAGGTGACCGTGGCTGGCACAGAGTTCAAGAAGATCGCAACTGGAGGACTCGATGACTTCTTTAGCTGAGAAGTTGGCACTTGAGCTTTCGGCTCAAGTGATGGACACTTGGACCCACGACACTGTCAGCTGCTTCGTGTGGGAGCATGACGACGTTGACATCGCCAGCATGAGCGATGCCCAGGTTGACAACCTTGTGCGCGAAGTAGGCTTCATCGCACATCACCGAATCGTTCTTTCCCTGAAGGAGAAGTAAGAGTGCCGATCAATCCTCTGTATGCCCAGCTCGGTGCAGCCGCTGTCGACAGCGGCGAGAAGCTGCCTGCCTTCAAGTTCGAGGCCATCGGCTCTGGTGTCGCCGGTGTCATCGACTACGTGGGTGAGCCGTTCACTCGCGAGAACAAGTTCTATGTGCCTGCCATCATCGACAGCACTGGTGTGGAGCTGAAGCCAGCTCAAGGCCAGAAGGAGACCACCAGTGTCAAGGTGAACATCACTTGTGCGGATGGCGCCAAGTGGTCCATCTACCTTCAGAAGCCTGGCCAGTTCAAGGCCATCGCCGATGCACTGGTTGAGGCTGAGCTGTCTGATCTGACTGTCGGCTGGACTCTGGCTATCAAGCGGATCCCTGGCAAGCCTGGGAACAATGCTCATCTGTTCCAGGCTCGTCTGATTCCCCCGACCAACTAGCATTCAAGAGGGGAGTCCTTCGGGACTCCCCTTTCTGGGAGTGAGCATGGACAGCATGTACATCTTCGACAGCAGCTCTCCCTACGGTCGCGTTGCTGTGATCTTCTCCAAGGATGAGGTTGCCGGAGTTCTTGAGTGCCTTGATGGATACGGCCCAGGCGAAGGCGTGCTTGGCGACCTCAATGATGAGATCAAGAAGTGGGAGTAGATATGGCCAAGTCTCTTCGCCTGGTCGATCAGGATGGCAATGTGTGGCTTGAGTGGAACCATCTAGACGCGAGCTGCCTTGCATCATCACTCTTCTACACCGTCGACTACAGGCCTGAAGAGTATCCCGAGTACGATGAGCTGATGCACGCAATCTATGGCTGGATGGGATCGCTTGCGGAGTCTTGAGCGTGCAGTCATGGAAGGTATGGAGAACTCCATGCCACTACCGGCACCATACAAGGTCTTCGAGAAGCAGCAGGCACTCTTCTATCGTGGAGCAGTGAGCCTGCTTGCCGGTGGGCCTGGCAGCATGAAGACCATCACTGCGTTGAACTTCGTGTACAGGATCAATGTTCCTACTCTGTACGTCAGCAATGACAGTACCACCTTCACGATCATCACTCGTGTCATTGCGATGATCGAAGAGATAGACATCACTGAAGCCAAGGTGATGGTTGAGGAGAGGCCTCACCAGGCCTCGATGATCCTCAAGAAGTTTGCCAAGGTACGGTTCGAGTTCAGCAGTAAGCCATCCATCGAAGACATCGCCATGAATGGTGAAGCCTTCCGTGAGCTGTACGGTGAGTATCCACCCTTCACTGTAGTGGATATCCTGATGAATATGGACCATGATGGAGTTGCGGAGCAGAACTATTGGCGAGTCATGCCGGAACTGAAGGCAATTGCTGCGGACTGGAATACTGCCCTACTTGCGGTGCATCACACTTCGGAGTCGGCAAAGGGCAACCCTTGTCCACCGATGAGTGCCATCATGGGCAAGGCAAATCAGCTGCCCGAACTCATCATAACCACTGCTGCTGGTGCGTACTCAACAGTGAAGAATCGAAATGGTCCTTCAGACCCTTCAGGCTTGAAGACGTACAGGCTCCAAGCAATCCCTGAGCAGTCCCGCATGGAGGATGCCCAGGATGAAGTGGACAACTACTTCAGCAAGGTCTACACGCCAGGAGATGAAGACGATGAAGGGTAATGGTGATCTACTGGTTCCATTCTTCATCATGCTTGGTATCTTCGCCTGGATACTCATCATGTTCATAAGGAGTGCACGATGAAGATTGATCTCTTCGAGATTGAAGAAGTCTCCGCATACGATGATTACCACATGATCTATTCGATCAGCCTCTTTGGTCGAGAGATCGGTAGGATCAAGTTCGAAGATGGAGTGTATGACATCGAAGAGAAGTTCCTGGTGGAGCTGGTCAAGCCAGCGCTTCAGGCGCTGGCCCTGAAGTATGAGGGTGAGATCATTGGCTGACAGGTGCCCAAAGAGCAAGGACGGCAACCATGTCTACCAGCTGGATCAGGACCTTGATGGTCTGACTGTATACATGTGCGTATACTGCGACAGGACTCGAACCTTCAATCCAGTGACGAAGGAGTATGGGTGAGGCTGTACTATAATTCCAGGAAGTATGCTCAGCCATACTGGGTCAGGCTCACCAAGAATGAACTGGACATGGTTCTGATGGCAGACCCTCAAACCCTGCTGCGCCTCAAGGCGCAGCTTATGAAAGTGAAGGACCAGGCAGATGGCAAATAGTCGCGTGTCACGTGGTCGACGTACTCAGGTCCTTGTGGCCGAGTTCTTCAAGGGTGCAGGAGTCTTCCCCGAAGCAGAGTCCATTGCCGCATCACTGCCCGGCAAGGACATCCTCAACACTCCTGGCTACGCTGTCGAGGTGAAGGCTCGCAGGGATTTCAATCCTGTCGAGTGGTCCAAGCAGGCAAGCAAGAATGCTGGCACCGATGTGCCTGTCGTAGTCATGCGGCCTGACGGCATGGGCGAAGAGAGTGTCGCCAAGTTCCTTGCCTTCATGACTCTTGACCGGTTCACCTGGATGGTGAACCGTATCCAGTGGCTTGAGCATTCCAATGGTGAACTCGGATCCTACGTTGAGGATCACATGAAGCTGCATGGTGATGACGATTGACTTTCCCGTACTACCCATCGGTCCCATCCTTGAACACTACGGCTTCGATGCAGTAGAAGACGGTCGCGGTTGGCGACCGATCAAGTGTGCATTCCACGGTGAGACGGATGCTTCGGCATCCGTCATTACCACCGAAGAGCAAGCCTTCAACTGCCACGCATGCGGCATGAGGGGCAACGCTGTGCAGCTCATCATGAAGAAGGAGGATCTTGGATACAAGCAGGCTCTCCAGCGAGCAGAGAGAATCCTTGGAGATAGCGGCATCCAGGTACATGGACAGCGTCGACAAGGCCCTACCGTACCTGGCAGGCAGGGGGATCGACAGAGCTACAGCGCATTCAAGAGGACTTGGCTTCGTGGAGAATCCGATACCGGGGCACAAGCCAGCGACAGGTAGACTGGCCATACCGTACATCACTGATGCCGGTGTCGTGGCCATGTCGTTCCGCTGTATAGGAGATCATAGGTGCAAGGACCAAGGGCATCCGAAGTACTGGAAGCCGAAGAGCCAGAGTGCGGTTCTCTACGGTGTGCAGGACGCCTTCAGTCCGAGCCTGGACATCCATATTGCCGAGGGGGAGATGGATGCCATTACCCTGAGTGCCTTGTGCCAACTCCCCTCCCTTGGAGTAACCGGTGCACAGTACTGGAAGCCATGGTGGACACTGATCCTGAAGGACTTCCGCAGAGTCTTCGTGTACGCGCACGGGGATCAAGCAGGGCAGCAGTTGTCAGACAAGATCCAGAAGGAAGTGGGAATGTCAGTCATTCCCATCTCGCTGCCTCAAGGCAGCGATGCCAACAGTCTGTACCTTGAGCATGGTGCAGAGTACTTGAGAGGACTTGCCAAATGAAACTGAAGGTCACTGTGTCTGCCAACACGCAGACTGTTGTCATTCCTGCGCACCCTGGCAGTCATGCTGAGCGACTGTACAACAAGTGGTACAAGTCTCAGGATGATGATGACTGGCAAGAGCTGCTCGACTGGATCACTCCTGACGTTGCCGACGACATGGAGATCGAGATCGAGGAGGTGCGAAACTGATGTGCAATGATTGCAATCTCGGCGATTTCTGGGATGAACCTGAAGAGGCTGGCTTATACGAACCCGACGAGGAAGAGATCAATGGAGACGACTGAGCACTGTCCCGTCTGCTGGCTCATCAACGATGAGCACTGTGAAGAGTGTCACACTGAAGCACGAGAAGCGCTGGAACCAACGGACAAGGGACATCGTGAAGATTAAGCGTACGGGCTGGAAGAAGAAGGATTGCCCCTTCTCTCCTGACAAGCTTCACTACTGGAGTACCTTCGAAGAGAAGGACAAGAATGGCAACATCATCAAGATCACTGCATGCAAGCACTGCATGATGATGCCGTGATAGACTTCGAGGGCACTGGCCCTGGTGGTGGCTGGGATCTCAGGGGCATGGCTGAAGTGATAAGTCTTCAGGGTGACACCATTGAACTTCTGACCGAACGTGTCATTGAACTCGAACGCAGGTTTGAAGAGCAGGCGCTCATTGCGCCTGCTCCACTCACTCACTACATGCCAAGGAACAGGAGGAATGATGTCCGATGACTTCGTAGTCCATCACATCACCATGGGTGGCGGTAAGGTGTTATGCGGTCCCGTTACTCAGGAGGAAGCTCTTCGAGTAGTTGGACCGCTGATCAATAAGCTCACCAAGGATGGTGAGACCTGGCACAAGTACAAGGACCCGACTTCCTATCACGCTTGGCGGTCGAGTGAGTGGCACTACATTCTGATTAAGAGGCTGCCGTGAAGTGTCGAGAGTGTCATGCAAACTTCGAGCAGGGCCACAAGATGGACTGTTCGATTGGCCGAGTGGCGCGTAAGTACTGCAAGGAATGTCACGAGAAGCTTGCCAAGATCGGCAGTGACTACTGTGGTTTCGTGTGCTACCGCAAGGCTCGGAGGTTGAACGGACTGTGATGAATCCATTCAAGAAGGACCATGTGGTCACCCACTCCGGCACCAAGTACGTTGTTCGTGCAGTCGACGGAGACTGGTGCTGGCTCAAGCTCCATGGTGGCGGCTCTGGAAGTGGAATGATTCGGGACTGCTCGGAGCTTGAACCGTGGGAACCCTTCAGGGCTGGCTACACCTATGAGAGTAGGTTCCGCTCCTCTCGAACCTTTGACTGCCACTTCGTGGGGAACATTGGTGCGGGTCAGGACAGCGAGAAGTATGCAGCCGGTCAGATCAATGAGGATGACCGGCCTCTCTGGCCCACCGTCATCATGCTCACTGACGAGAGGTGGCGTGAGATCTAGTGTGGTCCTACATCCTCGCACCCTTCGGTCTCGCTGGCATGCTCATGGCTGGCAAGAGGAACCGTTGGGGATGGATGCTCTCCATCTTCACTCAGGTTCTCTGGCTCTGGTATGCAGTTGATACCAAGCAGTGGGGATTCATTCCAGGCAGCGCCGCCTACGGCGCTGTGTACCTCAAGAACTTCATGGGTTGGAGTAAGAAGAATGTCGTTCCCCTCGTTCCCAAGGTTCATCAGTCGAGCTGATCGCTACAATGCGGGTGGCAACTGGCGAGACCATGATGATCTGACTGGTGTCCGACGCTCCATTGCAGCCAATGGCAAGTACTTCTACGAGATCATTGCTCTCTATGAGGATGGCACTTGGGGGCACCTCGACGTCGAGAAGGTCAAGAACAAGGAGATCATTGATGCCGTCGCAGACAGCGAATGACTGGGCAATCTACATCACCAAGGTGATCGAAGCGGCGCAGCGGGATGGATATCCAGTATGGATCCAGAACGAATGCTGCGGTTGCTCCAAGATGAATCTCAATGTCGGTGAGTCCGGAGAGGCAGTTGAGCTTTCATGGTGAAGTGCTCTAGCTGTGGCCAGCAGAACGGCGTCCACTCTCTCGGATGCAAGATGAACCCGATGGCACCGGTACCCAATGGGTCGTGAGGCGAGAAGGTTCACTCTTGAGGCGGCCGTGTCTCGCCATAACAGCGAGCAGGATGATATCGATGATGAGACCTGGGCTCATCTCCTGTCGTTCATCCGCTTCCACATTGAGAACAATCACGACAGGTATGATCAGATTCGTCTGATCGAAACCTGGTAGAACGCAAGAAAGCCCCGCACCCAAAAGGTGCGGGGCTATTATCTTGCTATCAGTACAGCGCCTTAGCGAACCAGTTGGAACCATCGGTGACCAGGATGGCACCATGGAAGGCGCCAGAGGCCAGCACTAGCGTGCTCGCACCATTGACGGTACCAGCGGCCGGGGTGATGGTGACGGTCTGCGCAGCGGCATCCTTGAGGATGCTGTACGGGCGACCCGGCTGCACGGTGGCAACTGCCGGAAGGTTCACAACGACAGAGCCAGTGGCACCAAGAACCAGCAGGTCAAGGTCGTTATTGGTCATTGTGGTAGTGGCCGCAGTGGTCCGAGTAGTCTCGGAAGTGTTGTCATTGCCGCTCATGCGGAAGGTCCTTTGATCAGAGGGATAGCAGCGCTGCTCTTGTCGCCCACATTCTGAGCAACGAGAGTCTTCACGATAGTGAGCAGTACCGTGCCGATCGGCACATACTCCATCGGAAGCTTGGTAACATACACACCGGCATAGGTGACGCCAGCAGAGAGGGCAGTCCAGGAGACGCGTTCGAACGCGTCCTTGATGAACGGGGAGAGAGTCATGCGTACTGATTCCTGATCTCTTCGATCTTGATAGCCGTGGGCAGATCAAGGATACCAGTGATCCTTAGGCGAAACAATCCCTGGAATCCCTGGATGTGTGCACGAGTGTCGCCTGTCATTTCCCCCGTTTCAGCACAGCGCATTACGCGCTGTGCCTGCATGACTGCGGAACGTTCGAAGTCATTCGAAGGCATGATGATGTCGCGATCGAACCAGTCGGGAGATCCTTCACGCTTGCGCATTCATTCTCCCCTCGATCCTCGTGACAGTGGCCAGCACTTCAGCGACCTCTGCCTTCTGCGTGACAAGGGATTCAAGCATCTTGATGCGGTCATCCTGATTGGCAAGCCGACCCAACAGGTCGGCGTTGGCCTCCTTCAGTGCATTCACCTGGACAGTGAGCATCTCCACTGTGTCACTGGCAATGGTGGAGTTCTCCACAAGGGCGGCTCTCCGGCCGCCATAGAAGCTGCCAATGGCAAGTCCTACACCTCCAACCACCATCATGAGGGTCTGTCCGTCGATCATTAGTCTACCTCTGGCGGTGGATTAGTAGGCGGAGGAACTGCATCAGCCACAGTCCTGAGATTTAGTGTGAGATATCCACCATAGTTCTCCTTGTTGGGGCCAGGTGGAGTCATCATGGTGAACTGGTAGTCATCGATGATGACCTGTGTGGCGATGCCTTGAACGAGATCCTGGAAGGTGATGGTGTCACCACGCTGAGCCATCTGCCTGATGGCATTCAACTGATCGAGGGCAAGAGTGTCAGAGGTGTAGGTCTGACCATTCCTGTCCTTCTGGCTATTGGTCATGATGAAGTTGCGGATGATGTTCCGCTGCTTCAATACGCCAGGCAATGCCTTGATCTGCCAGGCATCGAACTTCGGTGTAAGCGTAGGGTCGATGGTGTTGCGGAACAGTGTGAACCTGAACGCTTCCCAGTTACGTGGACCTTGAGGTGAAGGCGTTGCTATGTCAGTAGTTCCAGGTGCGAGCGTTGGACCGTAAGTGATGTAGTTCGTCAGTCCACCAGTGTCATCCAGCAGGGCGACATTCACGTCACCGAGAAGCGGCACTTGAGTCCTGACTGATACATACTTGAACAGCTTCGGTTCAATGGTATTGAACCTGCATCGTCCCGTGTCAAAGTATCCACTGGAGATGTAATTGTTCTGATGCTCCAGTGCGACGACTGCATTCGATCCGGTTCCATAGGTGAAGATGGGTCGGCCTTGAGCCGACACATCCACATCGATGATGGGAATGTTCGTATTGGGAACATAGTCCCATGTGCAGTAGGCATTGTAGTTGGCACCAGTGTTGACATCCTGGACCACAGTGGACAAGTCCACTGCCATCAAGCCGAAGATCCCATCCTGCTGACCCTGACCCTGTGTTGTAATGTAAGCACGTGAACCATAGAAGCGGATCCGGCCGAAGCCGGATCCTGACTCGGGTCCACCCTTCAAGCCGATACGATTGACAGTGATCAGCTTTGGGCCGTAGTTCAGGATCGCACCGGAGAAGCCGGGACTGAACTGACCGACACGGATACCGTTCGTCGTGGTTACGACAAGGTACGTACTGACATACGACTGGGCATCATTGATCAGTTCACCGTACGGCATGACGGCAGTCAGCTGGAGACCGTTGACCAGGCCGGTAGTGGAGTCCACTGTGGTCTTGTAGATGAATCCCTGATTGAAGCTGTTCGCTCCAACGTAGACGGCATCAGGTCCATCAGTGACCGAGACAATCGTCTGACCAAGAGGAATGGCAGCCTTGGGAGTGGGCAGCGCTGTAGGCGCTGACGCATACGGATCGAGGACATAGAGGCTGTTCTCCAATCCGAAGTACACACTTCCGCGACCAATGCCAACAGTGACATTCGGCTCAGCTGAAAGCCCTGGAACTGGGTAGAGGAGAGCCGTGTTCAGGCTGGGAAATCCAGCCCTTGCCCTGTAGATACCAGTGTTCGATCCAGTTGCAGGATCATACAGGAATACGAACGAGTCGACGTTCTGCTGCTGGGCTTCGGCAAGAATGGCCATGCCACCAGTCAGCACCGAAGTGCTGCCAGCGGTGCCGTACTGCACTGGAGTGGCAGCAGGTAGGTCCGATACACCAACGGTTACGTTGGTGACCTGATTGCCCTTGGCGATGAAGACGGAGTCACCGAAGACAGTACTCGTGTATGCACCCACGTAGGCAGGGCCGACATTGGCCCCGAACAGATTCAGTGCACTGGTCGGATTGCACTCCTTCAGGAGCAGCATGTTGTCAACATCGGTGAACGGATCGCAGCCCACGCTGTGGGCGTACCTGATGTTCTTGTGCTCTCCCTGAGTATCGGGATCCTGGTAGATGACACCAGCACCGCCGATGAACGATCCTTGCGAGCGAAGCCACCATTGCTGGAGACTGTACTCACCGGGATCCTGGAAGTTCTCGAACTGCTGCTTGTTCTGCGGAACGAGCTTCTCGGTATCAGGACGCTGATCAGCCGCTGCCGAGAGCAGCGGCACTCCACCAATGGCATAGTCGAACTGGTTAGTGCTCGGAGTGTACAGTCCGGATCCAGATCCAGACTGCCCGGAGACTCGCCATGTGATTCGCTGAATAAGAGATCCGAAACCCATGGGCTATGCCACTTCGTAAGTGATGTCAATCGTGACAGTGCCTGAGAAGTTCCACGACTGAGGAGAACTATCACTCCATCGTGCAGGAGTGGGACCGGTACTTGTCACCGGACTTACAACAATGAATGTCGATGCGCCAGATGCCAGCAGTGCGATACCGGGGAAGAAGTTGCTGGGAGACTGGGTTGCCATGGCCGAACCAGTCCACTGGTCGCCCAGCCTAGTGATTGCAGCAAAAGGAAGTCCGAAGCTCCAGATGCCACTGCCAAAGGTGGTAGTCGTGCCAGCATCCATGACAATGTTGACATGGACCAGCTTGCCTATAACGGTGTATCGTCCGGCAAGCATTCCATTCCCGATCGCAGGATTGCTGACAGAGCCAGTCCAGGTCGGAGTATAGAAACTCCAGATGCCAGTGTTCAGATTGCTGGCGCCAGTAAAGGCGCCAGTTGCACCAAGGGTTCCGGACGTAGTGGTATTGCCTGAAGCATCCACAGTGAACTGGTTACTGGATCCAGCCTGCAATCCAGCAGCAGCATGCGGGATACCGTCAGTACCAATACTGAACTGATCAGTGGCACCGGCCTTCAGGCCGGACAGTCCATGATAGATACCAGCAGCATCAACCTTAGACAGGACTACGGCACTACTGTTCTCCCAGTCCTGAAGGTCACCAGTCTGAGATGGTGCACCCTCAATGACAAAGCCGGGGAGGCCAGCCCCTGAAGGGCTGGCCATGATGCCTACATAGTTGCCATTGCCTGACACGGTTCCACTGATGGACGGGGTGACGAGAGTCTTGTTGGTGAGAGTCTGAACATCCTGAGTGCCAACGACGGAGCTGGTGTTCAGGATGCCATGCACTCCGGTGCTGGCAGCTTCATGAGTGCGAGCATCAGTGCCGTCAATGGCAGACCACGTGTGCCGTACACCGGCACCAGCATTGTGGCTAGTAGCACTCGTGCCATCATAGGCACGAGTGATTGTCGCATTGGCACCGACAAGTGAAGTGACCAAGCAGATCTCTTCAGCAGGAGTGTTGTAGTCCAGGGCAATAATGAACGGGGTGAGGCTGGGCCAACCAACTGGAGGAGATGCAAGACTGATAGAAGTTGCACTCGGACTGATGCTGATACCGAGAGTGGAGGGCTGTGCATTCGCGCTGTAATAGCGTGCGTTTGCCATGTGCTATCCGATCACGCGAGGAAGGATTGGTAGGTCGGGTACAGCTGGTGAAGACGGTCCATCTCCTGGTTGAGCCTGTCGTTGTACAGCTTCCAGTAGTACTGTGCCGCATTGCTTGCGGCACCAGTCGGGACAAGCGGAGCACGCTCAGTAGATTCAACACTCTTCTGCTGAAGACGTGCAGCTTCCACCCCCGACAGCAGTCGGGCAGCAGCTCCGTACATCATCATGTCTATGGTTCGCTCGGGGAAGCCAACCACCGTGAGGTAGTCGTCACTGTCAGCCACAAGCCTGCCAGGCATCAGGCTGTACACTACACGGATCTCTCGGCCGGGAACAACGAAGTCCATGATCTGAAGAGACTTGCCGGTCGATACACCATCAATGGTATCGGTCGAAGCCTGAGGATTGAATCTCCAGGACTGCGAGGGGAACCAGACCCTAGAGGGTCCAATGGTATCCACGGTGACCCTGACGATATCCTCGACGTCCACTGGCAGTGGATACTCATACCGAGCTGCCACCTTCGGAAACTCGTATGTCTTCATCTGATACAAGTCAGGATAGGTTGCCTGGATCGTATCGTTCAGAGCCTCAGTGATTCGCTGAGCGGGGAAGTCAGGGTCATTGGTGACAATAGCATTCACGCTATGGGCAGCAGCCGTGGTGTTCTCGACACCACGGCCATTGGGTCCGGCAGCAATGCTGACCAGTCCGGTCTGAGCATTGAACATGTTCACCAGGAGTAGTTCGTCATCAATCTCAACGAGACCACGAGTGATGCCCGAGACGGTACCAAGGTCGGCGGTGAAGCTGGTATCAGTGACAAGCATGGGAGCAGTGAGCCAGCTGATCTGCTCCTGGTTTCGGGTGTAACCCTGAAGCAGCTGCTTGATCCTGCCCTTGATATCGCCCAGGGTTGGCATATCAATCCTTAGATTAGGAAGCCGTTGATGTTGGCTGACACGATAGTCCCACCGCCTGTGGTGAAGAACAGTGAGCCACCCGAGTCACCGCCGAACAGGAGCATGTCAGTGGTGACCGTACTTGAATCCTGACCGGCGATCGAAGATGCCGCTATAGCCTTTGCGAGTGGAACCGATGCGGTGGGTCCGCAATTAGTGCCACCCGGATTCCATGTCACGGTGGCCGCACCAGCACCAGCACCAGAGATCGCAATGGATACGGATATCTGGCACTTGTACCAGCGGTTAGCTGGTACGGATATCATAGTGGTCGCATTGGTCGCAGTCTGAGCGCAGAGAATCTCAGTACCAGGCGGATGTCCCAAAGAAGTCAGAACCGTACTGGCGATGCTGACCGGTAACGGGTTCGCTATGTTCTCCACCATAATGGTCTGACCGGAAGTGGTTGCCATCAGGCTCCCATCATGTTGACTGTGACAGTGCCGGAACCGGCAGAGCCGGAGAGTGAGACACGTGCATAGCGGGCAGCCCTGCCACTGGAGAAGATGCCCACATTGGTGGCGGCCACAAGGCTGACGGTAGTGCCAGAGGGAACCCAGTTGCCGCCATCGTAGGACAGCTCAAGAGTCAAGGTGCCAGTCAGCGTGCCGGTAGGCACAGCAAAGCCTGACCAGTTGGCACGTGCAGAGCCACCGTCAACGGTGGCTCCAGTAGTGTCGGACGATACGCCGGAAAGGGTCGGGCCAGGAAGGACGAAACCACTCTGAACGGAGAGAGCGTTACCAGTGAAACCGTTGGAGCTGACAGAGACGACAGACGTTCCATCGGTGATCTTCACACTGGCAGCGGAAGCCGGAGGATTCGGTGTGGTGGTTACCGCGATCGGGGCAAGGACTTGATTGTCAACGAAGACATGCATTTCACCCATTGATGCTCTCCACTACATTGGCAGCATCGAACGCCCTGCCAGTTCGCTGGGAGATCTCAACCGCATCATTGATCTGCTTCATACTCGTGCCAGCAGGATTGATACCCTGCTTCATGGCCGCCCCATAGGCGGCCAGTTCAGCATCCCAGTGCTTCTGGGCAGAAGACAGGATGGTCGGGGGATGAGAGACGCCCTTGCTCTTCAGGCATTCAGCGTAGGACTTGTGATCCCTAGTCCTGCAACCAGAGCTGCACTGGCTAGTCTGAGTACGAGCCATTGATGCCATCCGCATAGATGCCCTGAGAGTAGCTGTCATGGTTCGACTCCATATAGCCACCCTGAGTGGTGGCCATCACATCGAGAACAACCTGATCCAGCATGCCCTTCTCGTTGTTCTCAGTCAGACTGTTCTTACCACCTGGACCGATGATGTAGCAGCAATACTCCTTGCAGTTGGAGTCATGCCCCAAGGCGCTCCACAGCTTGGGAGCGGCCTGCTTGGCAGGATCCACATTGCTCACTGATGCGGCCATTACTTGCCCTTCTTCTTGCCAGCGGCAGCCATCTTCGCCATCTTGGCATTGCCATACTTCTTACGACCAGCGGAAGCAGCGATAGCTGCACCCTTATCGCCACCACCAGCAGCCTTGGCGACAGCAGCGAACCTGCCGCCCTGACCGAGTGGCGCCTTGGCATTCGGCTTAGCCATTCAGTTTACCTAGCCTTTCGTACTTCTCTTCAGTGGAATGGCCATCCCACTTGATGTCGGGAACGATGGCCAGATGAGTGAACAGATCCATGTCATCAGGACTGATATGCCAAGACAGCTGGCCAGCAGGTGACTGCACATAGAGAACCGCCCAGAGCGGTTCATCAGGATCTGAATAGCCGAGCCTGGAAGGATAGACCTTGGACAGGAATGATGTCAGGTGAGCACGCTCACGATAGATATCCATCAGGCAGGCGCAATCACTGTCACGGTTCCGGATGAACCACGATAAGTCAACGCTCCAGCGTTGACGTAAAGAACTCCACCACCAGTAGGATTGGTAGTCGGATTGGTGACAGCATTCGTGATACCGATCACTCCAGCTCCTCCCCCGATCTGGAGTGAGGTGGCACCGAACTGAATATTGCCAGTGGTCAGAAGGGAGCCACGAGTAATCGTGGCTCCACCATTGGTCACCTGGAAACGCTGGGCACCAGTGGAGTCTCGAAGGTTGACTAGGTCAGTACCGGAAGCAATGGCCTGCATGAAGAGACCGATGGTACTTGTGTCTACCTGCTGGATTTCAACAGCTCCAGATGGAGTGTGGCCTGTGGCCACACCAATGCCAAGGATGCCACCACCAGTACCGCCCTTGACTACGAAGCGGTCCATGCTGTTGTAGCGAACATTGATCGCATTGCCGGTAGGAGCAGCATCAGTAGTGCTGGTGATGAAGATACCCTGAGCAGCAGTACCGGTTACACCACCAACAGTAGTCTGCAAGTCAATGGAGACAGCAGCAGCATTGGCATCACTAGCAGCTGCATAGCCAAGGTGTGCAATCTTGACAGTGCCATGAGCAGTCTCGGTGCCGGTTACTTCAACGGCAGAGAAGAGACTGTTGGCAGACACGGCATTCAGTGCCGCATTCGTGGTGCCAGTAGTGTCAGCCTGAAATGCAGTCAAGGCGTGAGTGGTAGGAGCCTGAGACTTGACGAAGAGCAGTGCGCCCGTACCACCAGGATCAGTGTTCGGGTTGATCATGGTGATGTGACTATTCGTACTGATGTCACCAGTCATGGTGCCGCCTGCCTTGGGCAGGGCGGCATTAGCTGTAGTCTGTGCAGCGGCAGCGTTGGTAACTCCAGTATTGGCAGTCGTCTGAGCTGTGGCAGCATTAGTCACAGCAGTGTTAGCCGTCGACTGTGCTGCTGCTGCATTCGTCACACCAGTATTGGCTGTAGTCTGAGCCGCTGCTGCATTGGTGACTGCTGTGTTGGCTGTAGTCTGCGCTGCCGCTGCGTTAGTTACGGCAGTATTGGCAGTGGACTGAGCGGCATTCGCAGAAGTCTGAGCCGCATTGGCGGCAGACTGTGCGGTGGTAGCCTCACTGTCAATGTTGACTAGTGCCGCATTCAGCGGCACATCCCAATTGAGAGTACCGGGATCGATCGGGGTGAAACTCATCGTCGCTCCGCTCCTCGCATCATCGAACTAGTTCGATAACTCATCCGCCAAAACCTCCAGAACCGAAGCCACCAGCACCATAGGATCCAGGCGGATAGTAGACAGTGAAGTTGCTGGAATCGATTCCGATCCCAGAAGTGATCAGGTCAGTCATCGTGTTGCCGTCAACGATCCAGTCGTAGCCACCACGGAACACATTGAGCCCAGTCTCCGGATACTGAGGATCGGTAGACACTGGCAAGTTCTTCGCTCCCAGCTCATTCGTATAAGCGTCATAGCGGACGAGGATATAGTTGGGACCCGGAGCAGTCTGATGAACCGTGACACCACGAGTCATTCCGTAACGTTCCATCAGCGGGGACCAAGCGAAGGGATCCTCACGTGGAATGTCAGGAGTCCTGAAGTGGTAGAGGGTCACTGGTTCTCCATAGAGAATAGGGGGAGCCCGAAGGCTCCCCCATTTCATTACGCGTTCAGCCGTGCAGAGCTTGCAGTCTGCGTCATAATGAGGGCTTCCGGCCTGTACAAAGACCAACCGGCCACGCCGTACCAGCCCAGAGGCTGGAAGCGGGTGAGCTTGTCAACGACCGGACCACGGATCGTGTGGAACTCTTCAGCGCAAGCCTCGGCAAGAGCCTGCTGGCCAACGGTGTACGTGTTGTACACGCGAGTCTGGGTCGAGCCAGAGCCAGCACCAACCTGGGCATTAATGGCGCGAGGAGTCTCGATGAAGACCGAACCCTCGTACTCACCGATCTCACCAGCCCAGATGTTCTCGGCAGCAGAGTAGTTGTGCGGGTCACGCCACGCAGCCGCACCAGTCTCCTGCCGAAGGTCGAACGAGACCTGCGGGTGAATGTAGGTGGTGTAGAAGCTGCCCTTGTTCGGGTGAACCTTGTTGGTGCGCAGCTGAACAACGGCAGTACGCGCAAGCGTAGAGCTGTAGATGTTATCAGCCAGCGGCGCAGTGCCGCTGGAGTCAATGGTGTTCAGGGCGACACCCTGAGTGGGAGTCGTACCGAAACCATACGACACAGCACCAGTGGTCGGAACCCGGCGAAGAGTCTGCGTGGTAGTGGCAAGCACGTTCTGAACCACGAGGTCGACAGAGTCGACAAGGTTCCACGCAACCTGGTTGACGAGACCAGCGGTCACGTCAGTGAAGGAGAAAAGGTCCAGCTTGTTCGAGACCAGGATCGCGTTACCGTACTCATTCAGAGTGACGGAAACAGTGGTCGGGTTGCCAGCGGCGACAGCGTCAGGGTCGACCAGCTCATTGAGCGGGGTGATCTGCTGAGCGAGATCAGAGTAGATCTCGAACACGACACTGGAGCCAGGCATCGCCTGCTGCACGGGCCGCTTGTCAGCGACCATGCGGAACATCGGCTGGGCACGAAGAGCGAACTCAAGAGCGCGGTCATACGCGGTCTGAACGAGATTCGCCATTGCGGCAGTGCCGGTAAAGGCGTTTGCCATGTCACATCCTTAAGGGAGGATGCAGCCCTTCACTCAGATATTGAGGTTCTGAAAGGCTGCGATAAGTTCGGCAGGAGTCTTGGCATCATGGATGCTGCTCTTGGCAGCATCGACATTGCCCATGGTCGTTCCACCCTGACCGGCCTGCATCATCCTCTGGTACTGCTCCTGATCGGTAGCATTGAGTACGGGAGATGGAGTCTGATCAGTGGGAACAGGAGCGCCGAAAGCGCTCCGAAGGTCGTTTGCCCATGCGGTAACCTTCTCGGGATCCGCTTCACCCTGGTAGTACTTTGCAGCGGAGCGGGCAACTCCCTGAGATTCGAGGATGTCAGCAGCGCTGTTGCGTGCAGCCTGCGCCTCCAGTGCAGCCAGTCGCTTCATCAGCTCATCGTTCTGGCTCTTCTGGTTCTTGTATGCCTCACGCAGGGCCTTCGGCCCATCGGTCGGCTGGTCATCCTCGGTGATACCCCATGCGTCATTCACGACGACTTCTCCCTTAAGGTTGGTTGCAAACGCTAAAGCTGCGCCGGGGAGCGCAGCTAGATTCGTTCTACCGGACTTGTGATTGCGAGACATGAGGGCCGGTCGGTCTTGTCTCGGCGATCCACCGGAGAATTGAACTCCGATTACTAGCGTGACAAGCTAGCTTCCTACCCTTAGAAGAGTGGATCGTATTTCGACTCAAGACCTTGAGTCGAAAAGTGGCGGGAGTGAGATTCGAACTCACGACTTCCTGGTTATGAGCCAGGCGATCTACCACTGATCTATCCCGCTAGGTGAAGAGATAGGATCATCCCCTCACTTCAATACTAACTCTCTGTAGACGTATGAGCAAGTCCCATCAAAGGACCAGCACCGCCAACCTTGCCTTCAGCTTGAGCCCTGTTCCAACTGGCAAGCCTGTCAAGAGTTGCCTGAGGAGTTTCACCAGGAAGGGCAGCGGCACTAGCACCGCCTTGAGGCGGTGCGTTGTCACCAAGGAGAGCCTGTTCGAAGGTGGACTGAGTGACGTTCTCATTGTACTGGTGAGCTATCTGGCTGTACTCGGGTAGCTGCTGTGCGATCTGACCGTAAGCCTTCGATGCTTGAGCGTCAGTGACACCAGCTTGAGCGTAAGCCTGAGCATCACTTGAGATCTGCAAGCCGTTCTTAAGGGCCTCGCCACCGATCTGAGCAGCGGCAGCCTGCTGCTGAATAGCAGGAAGAGCCTTGTCTTCATCCAGGAAGAACGCAGTGATGGCACCATCATTCAGTCCATACATCTGCTGAAGTGCCTGCTTGTAGGATGGAGAAGCAAGAGTGGTAGCCTGACTGGCAAGAGTAACCCTGCTCTGAAGTTCGGAAGGACTGACATCATTGGCAATGAACTCGTTGAAGTCTGAAGGTTGATCATAGAAGCCGGTCGGAAGACCGGCCTGTTGCATGATCTGCCTGTACTGGGATTCATTGGAAAGATACTGAGCGGGGGAAAGAACAGGGAGTCCCGCCTTCTGCCTGAGATCATTGCCAGCGAAACGCTGCTTGTACTCAGGAGTCTGCTGAAGCAGGATGCTCACAGTGTCAGCGCTGTAACCGTTCTGGATATAGCTATAGATCTTCGGTGCCAGAGTCTGGAGACCGTACGAGGTGAACAGGTTGTTCACTGCTTCGTAGGCATCCCTCTGAGTACCTGATAGGTTGTCTTCGAGTGCCATCACATCTCCTAACTAAAGAGTCCGAAGTCTTGCAAAACCTTGTGGGCTGTACCCATGGCAGCATCCTGGGCGTTCTGAGTCTGACCCCATCGAGGATCCTGACGTAGTCCATTCTGGAACTGCCAGAGCGGCTCGGCTGAGCCCGAGCCGTTTGGATTCTTGTAACTCATCGCATTCCTGATAGTGGGATCGAAGAGATTCACCTGACCGGCGGGGATCTCAAGGATCTGAGTCATGCTCTGAGTATAGGGTGCAGCGAGAGAGTCAACAGTCTGACCGGCTTTGATCTGATCAGCGTACTGAGGGAACTGCGCTTCGGCCTGCTGCATGATGGCGTTCTTCGCATCCTGCTCAGTGCCTAGACCGCGACTGATGTTGATGACCTGCTGCCTGGTCCAGTCGTCACTGTTCTTGATTCCCATCTGGTAGGCGTAGGTGTTGAGGTTCTGCATGGTGACACCGGCAGATCCCCCCACCATTCCCCCGTTCCCGAAGTTCAGATGCAAGCCAAGCTCAGTCCTTGCCTGCTCATCGCTCCAGCCATTGAAGATGACCTTTGCGGCCACCTGCTGAATGGTTCCCCAATCGTATGGATTGACACCCATGGCACCGGCTAGCTGCTGGATGTGAACCTGAGTATCACCCCACAGTTTGGCATACGACGCGGGATCCGTGTACTGCATGGTGATTGCCTTGCGTGTGGTGTCAGGCATCGTCTGAAACCACTGAGTGTTCTGGAGTTCAGCAGTGAACTTGGCAGCATCCCACTGCCCAGCTACTGCCTGCTGGAACAGTGCGTTCAGTTCAGGGTAAGCCTGAAGCATGGCAGCGGTCATGCCGTACTCGTTAGCCAGAGTATTGGCATCCAGGTTGGGAGTTGTGGAAGCGGCGGCAGGAGCCGCCGTTACTCCAGGAGATGACACACTCTGCTGAGACTTGGCAGGCGTACTCTTCTTCTGCGTTGGAGTGTAAGTACTCTGGCCAGGAATGATCGGGGTAGGAGTCTCAGGGTAGAGATTGACTGGTTCGCGTGCCATGCTACATCAGTCCCATCTGACCAAGTACCTGCTTCGATATGGTCATAGCCTGATCCTGAGCCTGCTGCGTACCGTTCCACCTAGGATCACCACGAAGACTGTTCTGGAAGTCAGTGATGGTCTGCCCGACAGGTTGCCCCTGCTGGTTCAATCCATTCAGGGCACCAGTGATCGTAGGATTGGTCAGGTTGATGGAATTGGGATTCATCTCCAAGGACTGTGCCATGGTCTGAATGTACGGATTGGCAATGTCCTTCATGGTGGCACCTCCTTGGATCTGAGCAGTATAGGCAGGGTACTGAGACACGGCCTGCTGCTGGATGAAGTTCTGGTAGTCCTCTTGCGAAGACAATCCCTTGGTGATCAGAGCAGCCTGATTCTTGATCGACTGATCATTGATGCTGACACCCATGTTCGCAGCATACTGCTTCATGTTGTTCTCGAAGATCCCGGCGTTACCGGTGAGCGTACCGTTCTGGAAGTCCACATAGTTACCGAGGATATTGTTGATCTGATCAGGGTTCATGCCGAAGGTGACAACCTGCTCAGCGATAGAGGCAAGCTGCGTGTCAGTAACGGCAGCTCCCGCCTTAGCGGCGAGCTGCTGAACCTGATCCTTGGCAGCCTGGACATCCGCATTGTAGGTAGCAGGATCAGTGCTCTTCAGCATGAGAGCATTGCGTGCGGTGTCAGAGTTGTTCTTCCAGAAGTCAGTGTTCTGAACTTGAGTCTGGAACTGAGCGTTGGACCAGTTGCCAGCCACTGCCTGCTGGAAGACGTTCTTCAGATCGGGCTGAGACTGCATGAAGCTGTAGGCCCAGCCGTATCGGCTGGCCATATCCTGAGGATTAAGAGACGCTACAGTCTGCGGACTAGCAGGAGTGGTTGATCCATTGTCGACCATGTCATTCATGCGCCTAGCACCCATGAAGTGCGACGTGTAGTACGACTGCGTGACGTCAGTGATCCTGACATTGGCGCCCGTGTGGGGCGCCTCAATCATCTGACCATTGCCGATGTACACGCCGACATGCTCAGCAGCTCCACCAGGCTGATGGTCAAAGAACATCAGGTCACCAGGCTGAAGCTTGTCGTAGTCGACTGCTGTTCCCACCCCGATCTGATCGTATGTAGTCCGAGGAACATTCACTCCGAAGTGGGCTAGTCCCTGCTGGACTAGCCCTGAGCAATCCACTCCACTGCTGAGTGAATTGCCACCCCATACATACGGAGTTCCAATGTACTGCTTGAGGTAGTTCACCAGATCGGTGCCGCTGAATGTAGCCATTACACCGGAGTCCTTGAGACGAGACCCATGAGGGCGTTCATGTAAGTCGTGGCCGCCTGATAGGCGCCACTCTCAGGGTTCTGCTGGGCCATCTGCTCGGCCAGGAGCTGAGCGCCAGCACTGGTGATTCCACCCTGAGTAGTCCTCGTGGTGTTCTTCGCATTGCCCTGAGCATCAGTCGTAGTGGTGATGTTGGCAGTGGTCGGGTTCTGCTGCTCCTGCGAATTCAGCAGCTGCTGGAACTGTGCGGTCTCATTGGCCGTGGGATCACGTCCCATCAGGGACTGGGCAGCGGACTTGAAGATGGCAGCAGCATCCACCTTGCCGGTCAGCGTGGTGTCACTGGTGGTCTGAGTGCTGGTTGTATCGGCAGCGGCAGGACCGGACTTCACAGCGACATCCTTATCAAGGATGTCGCCAGGACTTAGCGTCATGCCAGCAGCCAAGTAGTTAGCTGACTGCTGGACATAGTCACTCCATGCTGTGGCAATCGTGGAATCCGGCGCCGTAAGCGCCGTCTTGTCGATCAGTGCCAGCTTGTTGCGGAAGTCCTGCCTCTGCTGATCGCTCCATGAGTAGTAGTCATTCGACATGTCGGTGACCGATCGGGTGATGATCGGCATCGACTGGAGTGCAGTGCCATGCTCATACTCTGACTGTGGCCTGGATGAAGGTCCGTACTCAGAGAAGGCATTCGTAGGCTTGCCAGTGCTGACAGCTCCAGCACCCTGCGCGGCAATAAATTGCTGGGCTACCGCATCAGCACTGTTCGGCTGAGGAGCCGAACCCGTGGGACCTGCTGTCGGTTGTGTCATTACGGGTTTGCCTCCGTCTGAGTTCCGAGTGCCGGTGAGTAGTGGTCGAACATGTCCTTCGAGAGGAACCTGTCATGCAGGGACTGGAAGGCAGTGTTGGATTCGATCAGCTGCATGGTTGCATCATGGAAGCTCTGAAGGATATCAGCATTACTCTTGGCGCTGATGTCCGCAGAACCTCCCTGCTTAGCCCTGTTGCCGAGAACCTGCTTGGCTGAAGTCCTCCACACCATGTACTGCGAGAGTCCCTGAATGTCTGCACGCATAGGATCGTTGATCAGACTTCCCTCTTCAACGATTTGCTGCATAGCGGCAGCCTGCCTGTCTTCCTTACTCTTGTCTGTCGTATTGAATGCCTGATCGAATTGAGCGTTGTAGTACGGGTTGGCAGTCTTGCCATCAGGGAGAGTCGGGGAAGTGAGCATGGCAATGATGCCCTTCCTCTGATTGTCATACAGCTGCGCACCCTTCTGAGTGAAGGATGTGAAGCCTGCCTGATACAGACCAGAAGTGATCTGGTTCATGTACTTGGCATACTGCGCCCATCCAAGGTTCACCTGGGCCGCATCCATGGACTGCTGTGCGGTGAGCTTGGTACGCTCACCGGATGCAACCTGCTGCTGATAAGCAGTGCCACTGTAGTTGCCAGCAGCATTCGGTCCAACGATCAGAGCCGCAAGGCTTGGATCCTTGGCAATGATGTCTGCATACTTCTTCTCTGCCATGACAGCTTCCGCCGTAGACGGAAGCCCAGTAGAACTCTTGGAGAGTGCACCGGTGAACGCGAAGGCGGCATCACCGTACTTGGCAAGGAAGATCTGGTCAGCAGTCTTCGGGTCAGCCTTCTGGAGTTCAGTGTAGCGATCCTTGAAGAACTGGTAAGGATCAGTGAAACTCGCGGAGACCGGAAGAACCGCCTTGAACAGTGAACGGAGCATGGCTCCATTGGAAGCCTTGTCCTTGACCTCCTGCCAGGTAGGCTCGGTGTCACGCATGCCGCTCTTGTACTTGTAATCCTCGGCCTGCATGATCTGCAACATATCCTTCTGCTGCTGAGCAGGATCCCCACCCGAGATCACAGTTGACAGCAGCTTGGGAAGTGCACCACCTACATTGGCCATGGGATCGGCGGTAACCTGCTGGAGGATGCCAAGCTTCTGAAGCATGTCCCCGACCTTCGGGTTCTCCTTCATGGCCACATAGTCAGCTGGAACCTGAACGAATGGACCAACGCCAGGGTTGTACCAGGGATCGTTGCGCATCACCATGGACAGCGTGTTCAATGGCATGTCCACCATCGTTCCACCATCCAGGCCCAATCCCTTCTGTGCCCACGTGGGAATCTGGAACTGGATGTGGATGTCATTCTTGGCAACAAGAGTCCTGGATCCATCAGGGTTGGTGACGTATCCATCCTTGTCTACAGGATTGCCATTCTGGTCAACTTCCATGCCGCTCCTTGCGGGAGCGGTGTAGATGTCTGCATTCCTTGCAATGATCTCGGGCTTGTCAGCGACGATCCTTCCCCATCGCGTGAAGGCCTCCTGCATGGGACCGAAGAACGGGGAGACGAAGCGCATCTGATGTGCGAGCTTCGACTCATAGTCCATGTTGAAGGTGAACTTCTTGACGTCCTTCAGGGCAAGCTTCCTGGCCTGCTCCGCCATGCGCTGCTGAGTCTGCACGGTAAGCCTGTCCATACCCTGATCCTTGGCTCCCTGCCACAGCTCGCTGACGTGCTGCCTGTACAGCTGGAAGAACAGCGGATTCCTGGACAGAGTCTCAACCGGCATGCCGTTCATCTTCTCATAGAAGCCGGACATCATCTTGTCCATATGCTGGATCACATTGGACTTGCCCATGGCGTAGGCCAGTCCTTCGGACTGGACTGCCGGTCGATCCCTCATGTCCACCTGAGACATGAGATCCTTGACGGTCTGATCATCAGCTCCATTGGCTACAGCCTGGCGAAGCTCCATTGCCTGCGGAGTGTGAGTCGGCAAGTACTGATCCACATGGGAGACAATACGATCAGCATGGTCATCGTTCGACATGTTCTTCAGGCCCAGCTGATTGCGGTACTGCCTGCCTTCGAGGCTGCCGAACCACTTTGACAGCTGGGTGGCATTCATGCCCTGCACCGCCTTCATGGCGGCAGGGTCATTGGCGATCTGGAACTGCACATCCTTGAGCCATGCGGCCAAGTGCTGCTGCTCAGTATTGGCAGTAGATGTGAGAACCTGCCAGTCATTGGATCGGAAACTGTTCCACAAGTCAGTGGCAGATCCGCCCAACACACTGTCAATGGTCCTGCGTCCAGTGTTGAGATCCTTGAAGAGGGCCCCTTGAGGGCCCTCGAATGGACGAGGGAAGGCGGTGCCGTCAGGCATGATGACATAGCGATCACCAAGGGCAAGCTTGCTCTTCAGTAGCTGATCACGCCTGGTCTTGAGATCCTCAAGGGCAGTCTGGGTGTCATCCAAGCGCTGCTGATACTGCTTGAGATTCGTAGTACGGGCATTGAACTGGGCGCGACCCTTCGCGCCCTTACCCGTGTAGTTCATGGCGGGAGGCAGATAGGAGTTGATCTGATCGATCTTCGCCTGATGACTTGCGGACTGCTGAGTCAGATCCTCGATACCGGAATCGAGTGAAGCCTTCATGGTCTCGAAGCCGGTCGGGTCATTGAGGATGCTGTTCCACTTCCTCATGAAGTAGTTCTTACCGCCTACTGCGGCACGGTCCACGAAGAAGTTGTAGGAACCATGCCTGGCAATCTGACCGAGGAAGTCATCAGCGATGGCACGAGGTCCATAGCCAAGGCGAAGAAGAGCATTGAACTTCCAGAGCCGACCCATGAGGTCGGCCATATCCTTGCCCACCTGTACGCCCTTGTAGGCCCTACCGGCAAGCGTACTGCCGACACCTTGCAGTGCAGTACTCTGAGCCGCCTGGGTGGCTTGAGCGGTCAAGGGGCCGCCTGTAGCGGCCCTGTCCCTGAGTTCCTGTTCAGCGAACAGCTTCTTGAATGCTCCACTGTTGTACTTCAGGACGCTGTCGAAGTGTTCGAAGTCAGTGAGGATGTGAGTGTTCTGAAGCTGGGTACTGAGGATCGGGGAGACGGTGATCAGGTTGCCCGCATCATCGACATGGTCAGCACGGATCTGCCCACCATTTGGAGTGTCAATCATCGCAGTCGAGTAGACTCGCCCATCCTTGGCCGCTCCCTTCATTCCCCCGATCTGAGAGTAGAGAGCACTTGCCTGTGGATCAGTGAGCCCATACTTGGCAGCAATCCTGCCAACTGTTGCACGGTCGGTGATGTCCAGCATGGTTCCGCGATCACTGATATCGGCAGCGATGTAGCGTGAGACGATCTGCTGGCGCTCGGCAGGAGACCACACCTTGGCCTGATCGAGTCCTGCATCAAGGCCACGGTAGGAGTCATCAGCAGTGATGTCGATGTGGCCAGGTGCGCGAATGCCACCCCATGTCGCACCGGTGAACGCCCTTACGGGACGCACGTACAGGTTGTTGTACAGAAGGGTTGCGCCGATGCTTCGATCGGCGAACTTGGCAAGTACCGTGTTACGTCCGAACTGACCAGCGGCAGAAGCAATCGGACTGATGGTCGGATTGAAGTAGAGACCCTTCTGCAAAGCATTGGCGAGATTGAGATTGTCATCGATCTCACTGGACTGCTGGGCAATCTTGTTGATGCTGTCAGTCATGTCACTGAGCTGCTGCGCCTGAAGCGCAGCAGTGGCAGGATCAGGATTGCTCGGGAAGTTGGAGATCAGTCCATTCTGTTGCTTCCTCATCATCTCCGCTTGGGCGCCAAGGTCGGCATCCTGTGCGGTAAGCTTCTGGATCGCACCTTCATCTCCCATGGAGATGGCAAGGATCTGATTGACCTGATCTCTGTTGGCAGCCTTGCCAAGCTGCGCTGCGAGTGCTCCACCCTGCGGAGAGTTCTTGGCCCAGTTCTGGCGACTGGCCCAGTCCTCGAAGGTGGAGCCAGGAAGAGCTGATCCACCAAGGGGAATCGGTCCCTGCACTGCGCCAAGCTTCGCCTTCTGATCCATGATGAGATCACCCATGGCAGTAAAGGTTGAGCTTGCAAGGTTCTTGGTTATATTGGAAGTCGGAACAGCAGCTGCGGCAGATCCTTCGAAGGGTGTAGGGAATACCTTGCCGAAAGCCGCCTGCCTCGCCTGTCCGAGGAAGGTCTTGTCAGCAGTCTCGGCAGCAGGCTGGACATAGGCTACATCACGAAGAGCACCAATGCCTTTGCCAGCCAATGCGACAGGATCCAGATACCAGGACATGCCAGCATCCAGGCCACCGGAGATCCACTTCTGTGCACCGGAATCGTAGTACTGCTGAACTGCGGCAGCGTTATCCCACAGGAGTCCAGTCTGATTCAGGTTCGTGGTAACCGGCTTACCATTCTGGTCGACTATGGGTCGACCAGTTGGATCCTTCATCTGATACGTGACAGGCTTCTGCATCTTGGCAAGCAGCTGAGCATTGGAGTCAGTGAAGGATCCAATGCCGAAGGAGAGGGCCTGGCCGGGAGAGACGTGCTTGGAGTCCTGATATGCCTGGTCCCAGATGTTCCCATTGAACAGGTTGGACCAGGACTGCGCATTGTCCTTGGCCTCGGCCCCCCCGATCAGTCCTGCCAGCATGACGGTAGAGAGCGGTCGTGCAACCACATTGCTGTAGACACTCTGAATCTTGGAGCCGACCCACTCTACAGGCTTTGCCAGCCAGTCGGGAATCAGGGATGAATCGGACTGAGGATCCTGTGCACGGTAGGAAATGGCAGCCTGCTGGGCCTGAGCATTGGCCTCAACGACCTGGGCATTCCACTGCGTAGAGTTGACTGGAGCCGGGGCAAAGCCCGGCTGTGCAGTGGGCAGATCTGGAGGCGTGCTCATACTTTACTCTCCGTAAGGTGGAATGTTGCTCTGCATGACAGCGCGAGCCAGGGTGTTGATGGCATCTCTCGACCCCGGAAGGGTCGAGATTCCCAATGCCATGGCAGGGTACTTGGGAATCAGAGTGGCCAGTGAGCCAAGCTCATCGAAGGCTTGACCGGGATAGATGTAGTCCGGAGGTGCTGGCATCAGAGTGCACCCTTCACCTGTCGTACCAGATTGCGCAGACCCCACGAGGCATTCGGCTGGTTGCCCATGAACTCAAGGACTGGCAGCTGGTTGGCCATGCCGCTCAGATCCTGCTGCTGATTGTCGTTCGTCGGAACTCCAGTAGCCGTTGTGACTGGCTCCTGTGGTCGTTGGGTAGGTGCACCCATAGGAACCACCCGACCTGCGGGACTGCCGAACAGGCTAGAGAAATCCATCCCAGGGGGACCACCAGGCTGGGCCGCCACGGGGGCGGCCTGCTGAAGTGCTTGATAGGAAGCCTGCTCACCGTAATCAGCATTGGGGATGTCCACCTTTGACTGATCGGTTCGCTGACTGAACTTGCCAGGACCCGAGACCTTAGTCGCTGCCATGCCTACTGCATCCTCCGTTCAGCTGACACGAATGGCAGCCGTAGATCCGTTCAAGTCTTGTGTTCTCATCTTCTTCGCCGGGCTCACAGTAGACAGTCTTGGCCCACCATTCCCCGTCTCTCATGAAGTCGATGATCTTCATACCGTCAGGAATTCGGACTGTCACTCGAATCCTTCCGTGATCCTCTGGAACTCCCGGTCATACTCGATGATCATGCTGTGCTGCATGGCCATCATGCAGTATGTATTAAATGTGTTGGCAATCACGGCCGCCGTCTGAGCGGCGGCCTGCAAAGCTGGAACCAGGATGGAGAACCGATCATGCCTTGCTGGTCGAATGACATATTCAAGGTCTTCATCCTGGTCCATATGCTCAGCCCTCCGAAGTGTGGTTCGGCAGGTCGGTAGGACCTGCCTCTGTACCAATGCCGCGAGTCTCTCCGGTATCAACGATCGTGGTGCTGTCCCACGTCTGAGTGATGTTGTCAGGAGTCTGGTGGCGAGAGTCACCCGAAGAGGTCGACTCAAGAACAGTCATCTCCCAAGCTTCCATGGCCTTCCCCTTCTCGGAGAAGTAGAAGCCACTACGAGGGTGATTCGGAAAGACACCGGAATCAATGCCGCCCTCTTCGACACTGTCGGTCTGCATGTTGTTGGCGGTCACGTTGCCGTCGACCTGAGCGGAGACGCTGAGTCCGTCAGTAGCCATTCTTACTTCCTTACGGTCTTGGTAGTAACGACTACCTTGGGTGCATGGCAGTACTTGCAGACAGTTAAGCCTGCTTCGTCAGTCTGCCATTCCGGCTTCTTGCCGATGATGAATGCGAACTTGCACTCGTGATCAATGCTCACTAGATGGGAACCTGTCGCCTAGTCTTACTGGACATGTCTGCCTGGCCATTGCCCTTGAGGTTATTCAAGAGCTGGAGCATTGCCTGACCGCCGCCTTGCTGCGGCGGCATACCCTGACCAGGTTGCCCCATCCCGGGGCCCGGAGGGCCCTGTGGCGCTCCGCCAGGCTGCGGTGGTCCTCCTGGTCCAGGCTGCCCCTGCAAGGGGCTCTGTGGGCCCTGTGGAGCCTGCGATGGAGTGAAGGCTTCAAGGACTGCCTCATGCACAGGCTTGCCGCCTTCGCGAAGCTGGATCACCTTGGCAAGCTTGGTCAGCATGTCAGTGGGATCCTGACCCTGCATAATCATCTGACCGAGACCCTGCATGAGCTGCTGAGTGCCAGCCTTCAGGGCGTCCTCGAACTGCTCGTTGTCGATCTGGGTCTGCATCTGCACAACATCGATTTCCATAGGAAGTTGACGCTGGACAAAGTCTCGGGAAACGAGCTGATCCCCTCGCAGCTGGAGCAGCGCAACGATAGCTCGTGCCGGATCCTGTCCAGCTGCGAATCCGTAAGCAACATCGACCGTGTGATTGCCGTTGATGTCCTTGCTCGGTGTGTACGTCTCTTCGAACGGAGCGCCTTGAACCAGTCCACGGATGGTCTTCTTCTCGTCGGGCCAGAGCTTCTCGTCCATGTCGAAGGCCATTTCCAGAGCGACACGGAGTGCTTCACCGATGACCCACTGTCCAGTGGTGATGACAGTATTGAAGCCACCCATTAGGGCCTGGACACCCTTGCCAGTGATTATGCTGGCATCCAGATTGCCTGAGCGGACCTCTGGGGTCCGCGTTGAGAGCCTTAGTTCCTGCTCAAGGATCTGGGCTTCCTGTGCTGCGAACTGCGGCATGTCGACGCCGACATACTTGATCTTCTCGGGATTGTCAGTACGGATGACAGCATCAGCACCGAAGGTCATCTTCTGAACATCCCGTGGGACAGCGAGCGGTGCACGTACCGCCTTCTCCGTCGCCTCCAGTCCGAGCATCGCCATGCGACTCTTTGCCAGGTAAACCCAGGAAGCATCGTCATATGCGCCTCGGATCTGGTCATCGAATCCGGGACGCTTGGCAATGGAGATGGTAAGCCGACCCATCGGGTTCGGCATGACCTCGATCAGGCGATTGCTGTGAGCGGGGAGAAAGAGGTAGATCGCTTCTGCATCGATGTACTTGCAGACCTCGATCTCACGCTCTGCCCAGCCTTCGGTGTCACCGTATCCATTGCTGGTCTTCAGAAGCTTGATCAGTGCGGGATACTTGGCTACGAGGCTGATTGCCTCTTCGCGCCACACCTTGCTGTAGGACTTCAAGCGACCGAAGATATCCCATTCAGGATAGACTCCCATCGGATTCTCCACCCGAAGGATTGGGAACTTGTTCTCGAAGTCAGGCTCAACGGAATAGATGGCCATGCCATACGTTCCATAGTGATCACAGAGTTCCACCTGCTTCCCAGCCGCAAGCCGGGACAGCATGACATAGTGGGCTGCGATCTTGGTCTTCTTACTAGAGAACTTCCGACTGCGGTCGGAAGTCTGCAAAGAGTTCGTGCAATTGATACTGGGCATCTGGCCCATGACTTCCGCAGTATCACGGGCAGACGTATCGATCAGGTTGGCCACGATGGGTCGAGGCCATGCATCCGGCATGGATCCAGGGATGACAGTATCGATGTCACCGGAACGGATGTCATGGACGTCATTCATTCGCTGATCACGGTCACGCGCCGCCTGGCGCAGTGACTGGACCTTCTTGGCTACCTGATCGAGGGTTAGGGCCATCTGGTCCCCTTACGTGACAGGGGAAGCCCAGGTGGCTTCCCAGGTGATCGGCCCCACGATTCCATCGACAGTGAGGTTCTTCTCCTGCTGGAACTGCTTGCAGATCCCAGCGGACAGCGGACCGTACTTGCCGTCGACCGTGATGCTCCATCCCCGATCATGCATCTTCTGCTGCCAGACGCTGACTGCTGAACCCTGAGTGAAGTTCTTCAGATAGACGGAGAACGGGGGGAAAGCCGGGATCCCGATGGGAGGATTGACGGGCGGTGCGGGCACTGGAGCAGGAGCATTGCCAGTGGCTATCTGGATGATTCGGTTGAACTGGGCACGAATAGGATCTCCAGGACAGTCAAAGTGGCCACCCCAAGCATTCCCTCCCATTCCATGCCAGCCCAAGCCGCGCTCACCAGGGGCATTGGCAAGCTGAAGAGGTACACCATAGTGCCGGTGGGCCCACTGAAGGATCTCCGCAACTCGCTCAACCTGTCCATCAGTGAGGGCATCAGGCGGGCTACCTTCGTTCTCGACACTGATGTAGTTGGCATTGCCAGCCATCTCAGCCCAAGCCTTGTCCTTGGTATCAACCCACTGCTCTGCGTAGCCGTCCTTGCGGGTACCGAAGTGCGAGGACGCCTGAGCCTGAGGGTTGTTGAACCAGGACTTGGTACCGTCGAAGGATCCATCCATGATGTGGACCACGACACCGTAGACCTCACCCATGGCATCGGGAGTCTTGTTGACCACTGGACTGAAGGTCCAATTGAGGTCAATGAGGGCCATTGAGTTTCTCCTTGATCTCCTTGAGAATCTCAAGGGCTTCTTGATCTGCTTCCAGATCCTTGTTGATGGTGCTGCGGTCGGCAGCACTTGCACGGTTCTGAGACATGAGCACGATGCTGGTTGCATACGCCGCTTCAGCGCTCATGAACAGGTTGGCCAGGATGAAGGGATACGGATCCCATCTCCATCCAACTGGAAGGACTTCATTCAGGATGAACCAGACGGCCAGGAAGGCCGTCTGTGCAATGACGAACTTCCAGGAACCCACGAAGGCATTGAGTCGATCGCTTGAGCGATCGCCAAGAGTGCTCACCCTGACCACCAATCCCCTACTCCATTGTTCATGGCAGCCTGGGACATGTAATCAAGATCTACAACCATCTGCTTCCTCTTGTCCCTGTCGGTTGCCCAAGGGTTCTTGGTGTGATACTCGATCTCCACAGCTTCATCGATCAGCTCTCGACACCGGATCTCTGCGAACCAGAGAGCCATCACGGTGTCGGTCTTGCGCTTGGACTTCATGCCAGGCTGATCGGGTTCCCATGTGGTCAACTGCTCGATGAGGGCACGCATGCCCTCACTGCTCTTCGAGGGAAGCCTGATCAGCTGCTTCTTCGACTCCCATCCGTCGAACAGCATGGACATGGAGGCGACTCCGAAGTCGGAATCCCACTTGTTGGAACCGGTGAAGTGCTCCCTCAGAAGGCATCCTCGGGATGCCAGGAAGGTACGGATCTCACGGTTCTGGGTAACCATGAGGTTCATGGCGTTCTTCTCGATGCGCCACTCGTTCATCTTGTACTTCACCGTCCACTCCTTGATCTTGTCAAAGAGGTCATCCGGCTTGCAATGTCCCTTGGCCCAGACGTCCAGGACCCACCGCATGCCGGTCATCCGATCCAGTGCGATAACCACTGCCGCACTGTCACCGGTCATGGCAGGGTCGAAGCCACCCACCACGTAGCACCCTTCGATGCCACGCTCTCTTCCCCCGACTGTTCCACCACCCATGGGGCCAGGGGATCTGCCCGCATCAACGGCGCCCATGACTGCCTTCTGATTGAAGATGGCATCATCGACTACACGTTCCTGCTGGTAGACGAGAGCCCAGTTCCTGGGAGACATGGAAGCCCTGCGCTTTTTGAGCGCAGGGCCAGTCCACATCGGATAGAGTCCATCGGCATTCTTGGACACGAGAGAGCGTCCAACAAGGGAGACCGGCGGCCTGTTGGTGTAGGGCCACAGAGTCTTCCAATCTTCTGGCTTGTCAGCGAACTCCAGCACTGCCGGTTGAGTCAGGTACGTCCACGGACTGCGCTCTTCTCCGTAGTACTCGTCCTTGATAATCTCACCGTAAAGGTCAGTGGGAGCCAGCCTGGTACCGACGAGGAGAATCCTGCCGCCGGGATAGGAGAGGCGGTTGTACACCTCACGCTGGAGCCAGTCCATCTGCTTCTGGTACTCATGGGCATTCTTGCCCGTCACGCAGTCATCCAAGATGATGAGGTCTGCGCGACTCCCATAGATGTGACCACCGATCGAGAGAGCCTGAACCGTAGGGTCCTTCTCTCCGGAGTCTCGGAGGTCGGAGCTGACGTAGATGCTGTCAGCAGTCCAGGAGGAAGCATTCTGATCGAAGCCGCCATCAGGGGCGAAGTCGATCTGAAGCTTGCGGTAGTTCGTGTTGTTCGACGCCAGGCGGTCCTTGATGCCTCGAAGGAACTTCTTGGCCATCTCCTGAGTCTGGGAGACGATGATCACTCGGATATTCGGGTCTTCGCAGATCCGGTACGTCACATAGTTCGTGGTGATCGTCGTACTCTTCGCATGCTCAGGCGGAGTGTTGATCAGGAGGAACTCCGGCTCACCCTTGATGTACACCTGATTCTCATGCAGATTCCTGGGGGGACGTCCCTCCAGGACGTCCAGCCATTGGAGATGATGGTTGAACATCTCAGTGTCCAGGTACTTCTTGCAGAAGGCCTGGAAGCTAGGCATCTCGTTGGCAGTCTCCGGCTGCACTTCCAGCCGAGACATCTTGATGCGGTCATCCTGGGCGCGGAACTCGTTGTCACTCTTGCGCCAATACGTGATGGCAGGAGAAGTGACACCGATCTCGGCGATGGCCTTCATCCGACCGACACCAGCCTGAGTGAGCCTGAGGAAGGCCCGCTTCTTCTCGGGCGTGGTCAGTTCTCGGATTTGCGCCATGGTCCCTATTCTCTAAATATGCGAAGTACGACCTTCGGTCGTCAGTCGCATCATGATCATCCTGGATGAATGCTAGAAGCGGCCCCTGAGGGCCGCTTTGGAACGGGGAGAGGATCCCCATGGGAACAGTCTAGGAGGTAGTAATTATAACCAGTTAGACTTTGAACATGTTTACATGCTTAACGGGATCCCCTTAGGGGGATCCCTTCTAGCAGTCTTACATGTAAGAAGACATAGATATACTACTAAAAGACTTAGAAGCGTACCACATGTCATGAGGTCTAGCAAGCTCTCTGGCACTACGCCTCTGGTACCCTACACCGGGTCCTGCTGGCCTTGAGCTGCTGAGTGAAACACTCCTCACTATATATACTGCTGTCAATCGGCCTTTTGAGGACAGACCAGTTTGTGTGATGTACGTCACACTACTACTACCCTATGGGTAGATGGGACATAGTGGGATCTATCAGACAGAATCTATGACAGATTTGTGTGGGGTCTCACTTCTTCCACCTGGATCGAAACTTAAAACCCCCGGGTCATGTACACATCAGGAAGTCAGTGCCCGCGATCATGTGGGTCAGTGTGTCATTGGATCATGGCATCGAAGGTGAGACAGGCACACAGCCATTGAATGCAAGGATTGTCACTGTGTGTACATGTATCAGTCACACTGTGTACATGTATGCGTGTGCATGCAGGCCAGTGCACAGTGATGCTGACAGACTTATCGTCAGTGTGACGAGATGGGTTGACATGAGCTGAAATGGATGGGGCAGTCCTTCATCCGAACTGGGATGTACTCGCGCGCGCATATCCATATCCAGCCATGATGGCTGGATCCTTATTGCGAACCATGTGCAATAAGCCTTATTGGAAACGATTCCCAACAGTACGGAAAGTAGTCGAAACAATTACTCTCTGGTGATAGGCAGCCCATAGGGGCTGCCGTAGAGTTCTACTCATCAGCAGGGCAGCAGCACAGAAGATCGTGAGACTGCTCAACTGATCAGCTCAAGGTCTACTGATCTTGCGTATGGCGTAGCCAGTCACCCCTTGCGGGGCAAAAACACGGTGAAGCTCGCAGGATCCAGACTCTTGACAGTAAGATTCGCAAGGCACTAAGTCCTAACTCAGCAAGGCAAGCCGGAGTTCTGCGGACCGACCATAGTCCTCAACCAAAGGCATTGCTCGTACCTTGATCTAATAGTGGGCTGGCATCAACCGATGATGCTAGGCGACAAGTCCCGAGAGTACCGTCAGATCTTGACCAGTGCTTACGGCTTGGGCCTGAGGCTATGAACTACAGTCTCGAACTTCTCTCTTTCTTCCTGGAGAGATGGCTGTCAGTGGGCAACTGTTGATGGCTATCTCAGGTTGATGGGCGGTGGATTCTTCCCCCGTTCATCTTCCTAAGCCACCGCCTCAAGCGGTGGCCTGTCACTCAGGGAGGAAGTATGAAGCCGAACGAACTTTGGGTCTACCTTGACGAGCTGAAGCCTGGTGACTACGTTCTCATCGTTATTGAGGATCAGGTCAAGGTACTTCGCATGGTTGAGCAATGAGTATCGCAGTCAGACTCACTGCCCCGGATGCCCCTGGGGGCATCCCCAAGTATGGATGGCTGATCCTCAATGTCGGACCCAATCAGTTCTTCACTGATGAGGAGTCCATGAGGATCCACTATCCACTCATCCAGGTGCGAGCGAAGATCAAGGTCTCATCTGGTGAGTACCGTCGATTCAAGCGGGAGTGCGGTATTCAGCCGTAAGCCCGAAGGGAGTCCAGTGAAGCTCTTTCACAAGCATGAGTGGTCGCAGTGGCGCAAGTACGAGAAGGTCACTTCGATCACTCTGTTCAACAATGCGACGGCTCTGATCGAGAACCGCAGGAGTCGTCACTGCTTCAAGTGTGGCGAAGAGGAAGACGAAAGTCAGTGACCAAGCTTGGCACACAGCCTCAGGGCTGTGTGCTTTGCTGGCATCACTGCCCAATCTAGGAGGAGAGAAGATGATCGTCGCAGCTGAAGAGCTGTGTGAGGGTGACCTCATCCACTTCAAGTCTGGTACTCGGGCCCTACAGCCCGAGTATGAGGACATGTACATCGTTGCCTGTCCTCCGCAGGATAAGAATCCTGCTGAAGTTGCCATCCTCCTGCTTGAAATGTGGGAAGAGACACCAGAAGTCGTTGTCGTACTGCGTCGCGAGAAGGTGGAGATCATCCGTGTTTACTCGTAAGTCCAAGTCCACGGATACTCCTGGAGTCCCTTCCCCCGTTCCGTCGAAGACCGTCAAGGTCGAAGTGGAGTTCAAGAAGGGTCAGGACAGCATCATGTCACCTGATCGCAGAACGATTGTCGAAGTGAAGCGTGAAGACGCTGAGAACTTCGATGTCATCAAGCGTTCTGTCGACTTCAGCGAGACTGCTCACGGAAGCGTGAACGTCTCGCGATGGAGGATTCTGGGATGAAGCTGTCTCGGTATCACGTGTGCTACATGAACACGGAAGAGAAGTCCTTGAAGGATGACATCTTCACTGTCGATCACAAGGAACTCAAGGCTGATGCCAGCACCTTTCGGGTGCTGGCTGCTGGCTATGAGTCCACTCACGTGGATAACATTGAGATCCATGGCTGGGAGAAGGTGTACGACCTGTGATCAAGCAGGCAATCGTTCCTTGCATGCTCATCGCAAAGCGATCAGGCAAGGGCGTGAAGGCTCAACGCAAGGTGTATCTCTTGGCGAATGGTCGTGAGACCTTCGTGGGATACATCATTGAGCCGGATGGCAAGGGTGCAGGCTACGCCTACCGTCAAGCACTGAGCGAGACGAGTGCTGAGCGCTTCCCCACTATCAAGGCTGCCAAGATTGCCTTGGGGGCGAAGCTGTGAAGCGCAAGCCAGTGGAATGCCTTCTGATCACCACTGACCAGAGTGAAGCCATGAGCTTCACCATCAAGGCAGCCAAGACAATCACTGACAATGGGATGACTCACAAGTACGGAGTCATGCTGGAAGCCAAGCACTTCCAATGGTTGGTCATGTTGTACGAGTACCGGTGACCATGGTTTGCGGTCAGCCATAAGGCTGACCGTATTCCAGGCATCATCGATGCTGATCCACAAACAGGGAGAGAGAATCATGCTTACTGTTGAACAGCGTGTCCAGCGTGGCGTTGCCCTCATGGATCTCCTTGCGCCCGAAGGATGGCGGGAATGGATTGACTGTGACCATCTCGACATGAGCAAGGCAAGTTGGTGCATTCTCGGCCAGGTGTACGTAAGCTACTGGTACGCCCCGAGGTCCTTTTCGGACTTCGATCTTGCCGACTACGGTTTCACCACGAATGGCACCAAGTACTCCTATGCACCATGGGCGGTGTACGAAGATGACGAAGACTACTACTGCTCCGAGTGCAACAGCAACGATGCACCCGATTTCAATGCTCTCACCAGTGAATGGCGCAAGGTTCTGAGCTGATTGCTTTGCAGGCACGATGTGCCTGCATTGTTGCCCGCTCAGGGCAAACCCTAGGAGGAGAGAATCATGACTAACATCAATGACGTCGTCACTCTTGCGGACTTCGCAAAGGAGATCAGTGTCACTGGTCAGACCGTCAATACGTGGCTCACTGCCCACAATGAGGTTCGTGATAACTCGTTCGATGGTGATGGTGTCATCCTGCCCGTCAGGAAGTTCGGCAACACCAACGTCTATGATCGCAAGGCCCTTCTGGAGCTTGCTGCTGACAAGGGCAACAGTACGGCCGTCAAGGCCGCTGGCTACGTCCACCCGGACAAGTTCGCAGAGATTGAGCGGAATTACTTCGAGGCACTTGAGCGCATTGGCCTGATCGAGATCACCAGCACCACGCTAAACTCCGAACTTCGGTCTGCGCTTGACCGCCTGACTGCCATGGAGATCGAGCGCGATCACTTCAAGAGGGTCGCAGACCAGTTCGAGAGCGAGTTGCGTGAGGCCGACCGCGAGCGGCTGGAGCAGATGATCGAGAACAGTGATCTGTCTGAGTGAGGTGATGCACGGCCTTTTGGCCGTGCCTTGCCTGATCCAGATAGGGTCAATCCATGGAAGAGAGAATCCAATGATTGAGATCGATCTGCCCAGGGCTGTGGAATTGGTTCTCGCATGCATTGCGGAGAAGCCGGAAGGCTTCAAGTATCAGGACTATGATCGATGCGAGGGCAGCTGTGTCAACCTGTTTGTCGAGAGGGATGAAGATGGTGATCCCTCCTTCACTCCCGCATGCCTGGTTGGCAGTGTGATCGTCAAGGCCGGTATCAATCCCAGGGTGATGTGGTGGCGAGATGCAGCCCGAGGAGCACTGCACAGTGTGTTGGTCGCCCTCGGGAGCCTCTTGACCGTCACCGCTTCCGCCGAGGACTATCTCAGGACGATCCAGACGCGCCAGGACAGAGGAAGCACATGGGCACAGGCTCACACTGATGCCCTTGAGTTCGTCCTTCGCTACAATCACTCCGCCGATGAAAGTGAACTTGCCTGGATGATGCAGGCTTAGAAATACCCCGTCAGGGGCCTGCAAGGGTCCCTGTGCGGACAAAGATGCACAGGCTAGGGAACGCTTCCCCTATCACCCTGGCAAGCCTTCCCGAGGGGCTTTCTGTGGCTTCAGTCCATATGGCTGAAGGTCTGTGCATCTCTGCCAGCAACCAACGGTTGCGTGTTCTCTCCTGTCTTCGGGAGAGAAGTGTTAACCCAGAGAAGGAGAGATGATGATCGAGCTTACGCTACAGAGGGTCAAGGATCTCGCCAAGCAGGTTGTCGGCGAGAAGTCTGATGACTTCGTCTATGTGGACCGTGGGGGCATCAAGGCCGACCGCTACGGTTCGGCCAACTGCTCCTACGTGCATGTGCATAAGGACTTCGATGACCTCACTGGCGCCGTTCCCGGCTGTCTCGTGGGTCAGATCCTGCATCGTGCAGGCGTGACCATTGAACAGCTTTCTCTTGGTGACAGCTACCTGAATGGCGGATGTTCGCATTCCGCCGACGAGCTTCTGGAGGACCTCAAGCGGGCTGACCGGATCTCTTACCAGGGATCCGTGGCGACCTTCCTTCGGGATCTCCAGGATGCCCAGGACAAGGGCAAGACATGGCATGCAGCCCTGAAGATTACCCTTGAAGGCTACTGAGCTGGATGCTGTCAGGTTCATTCTTGAGAAGGAATGGCCTGACGGCACATCCAGTGACACGGTTGCCAGGGCTGCCATCAAGGCTCTGGATGACATCAGGGACACCATGTGGCGGCCTATAGGGCCGCCCTTGCAGGTGGATTCAGTCTTCAAGCACCACTTCACATCCAAGACACTGTTCGTGCGATGGATCGGGGTGGATGCCGGAGGCGTAGAGCTTGCCTGGATCGTCGCAGAGGATTCCGATTACGGGCATATCGCTCGCACGGACTCGCTGTTCTGGCGATGGTCGACTCCAGTCAAGGAGTCGAAGGGGATCACCAGGAATATCAAGGTCATCGACCCTGAAACCGGTGAACAGCTCATTGATGAAGATGGGAATCCTGTCACTGAGAAGAAGTTCTATCCCCCGGTCGCGGAACGCATCAAGGTCAATGCTATCGGCATGGTGGTCGGTGACAAGATCCACGTGAGGAACGTCGGCAACTATACGGTTGTTGCCACTGCCCCTGGTGGAGTTCTTCTCTTGCATCAGAAGACTGGTTGGCACTGGGCCGAGAGCAATCACGGTATCCAGCGCTACTACAAGGATGGATGGATTCGTTGAGCAAGGTTACTGTCTTCATGGTCGATGGCGAGACTGTTGTCGTCATCGGATCACTTGAAGAGGTTAACAGTGTGTTCAACTCCATGATTGAGGCAAGGGAGTTGAACCGCTTTCAGATGATAACTCAACCCAATGGCATGCGAGTGTTCATCAACCCCGATCACGTGATGCGGATGGTGGAAGAGTGAACTACAGCAAGGATTCCGCAGATGTCAGTGAGGCATGGATCTTCAAGGCATCCAGGTGGCATGTTGCAAGCAGCATCCTCGAAGAGATCGAGGATTGCATTGACCGGCATGGCATGGGTTTCGTGGATGAGGTCACCTACAACCCTGACAGTGACCCCATCTACATGATCACCATCAAGGTGGAACGTCAGTGAAGATGGTGAAGGCCGCCCTCTCGGGGGCGGCCCTTGTCCTCTGCTTGGCTGGATGCCATAACGAGCAGGCTTACCCTATAAAGTCTGGCACCGTGGTGGGATTGCGTGATGATCCTGCCGATCACTGCCATGCGGTGGAGTTTGTTGCGAAGGATCAGTGGAACTTCGCATGTGTCAGTCAGCTCGTATACGACTCAACAAGAGTGGGAGATTGGTATGAGGGAGAATGACCATCTTGCAGGCTGGAGGGCTGACACCGATCTGGAGATGGCCAACCACTGCATGGAACTCGCCGCACTTCGCAGTGAGCTTGACGATCTCAAGGTTCGTCACACGACAGCAGTGCACGCCTGCATGGTCATGAACAGCACCATCAAAATCCTGGCCATCGAGATGGAGAACATGAAGGCATGATCTGGTTAGCGCTCCTGGCGCTCTTCGTCTCGATCATCATCCACATCTTCCAGTATCACAGGATCAGTGAGCTAGAGCAAGACCTTGAGTGGTCCAGGGCAGGAGTCAACAAGTGAGCTGGGTCCTCTTCGCATTCTTGATCTGCCAGAACGTCATCAATCTCATTGCCATCAATACGGATCACAAGCTTCTCAATGGAATCAGTGAGCTTGAGCGACGCGTGGATCAGCTCGAAAGCTAGTGACGCATGAGTTTGGGGCACAGTCTTCGGACTGTGCCCCTTGCCCATCTTTCACGTGCGAGTGATGTGAATGGTGATGATCGCAGAGGTGTTGTTTGAGTTCGTGCTGACATCAGCACTGACCACATTGCACGTCTCGTAGTAGACCTTGTGAGTCTTGAGGATGTCGTCTCGCAAGTTCTGCATGCCCTTGATGAAGGCTTCGCGGTTCTTCTGTTCCCGCGCCACCGCGAGCTTGGCATCAGCCTGCTCCCTGGTGGTCGCCTCCTTCAGTAGGGCAGTCGCTTCAGCCTTGAGGACCGCTGCACGCTGGCGAAGCTCTTCAGTGTACGCACTCATGATCCATCCCAGTTTCCATCCGTCCTGGCCCGTGCAGAGGCATTGGACTGGGCACGACGCCCCTTGCTGGTGGTGTCGAACTGCCCGTTGACAGCCTCGTACGGGTCTCCTGCACGAGGGTTGTTCAGCTTGTCTCCGAGGGCGTACACGGCCCTGTCCAGCCTCTTCCTGGCGGCTTCCTCAGTGATGCCCAGGATGAAGGCGATGGCTTCCAGGCTATTACCCTCATCGAAGAAGAGCTTCAGCACGAGCTGCTGACTCACGAGAAGCTTCTCGTACCCAGACTTGACATCCAGAATAGAGGCCAGCCTGTCTCCAGTGGCGTTCGCCAGTGGCTTGCTGCCTCGACCATCACCACCGCCAGATGAACCCTGCCAGTTCTCGTAGTCAAATACGTCCGGCAGGAGGTTCCTGATCTGGCGCGGGCTATACCAGGCGAGATCTTCTGGAGAGTAACCTGTGCTCACTGCGCGCTCCTTAATAGCGTAGGTTCGAGCCTCCTTGGCTAGGATCGAGCGGACTATCCGCTCACCATCCGGCTGACTCAGGTATTCATCGACTCTCGACTCGTTCTGTACGGCCCACAACCACAGTGTGTTGGCAGTGTCAGCGTAGGTGATCCAGGAGGAGTACGCCCTGCTGACACTGCCAGCCGCTGTGTGGATCCATGGCTGGATCACTTCACGCCGCATGATCCACCTTAACTAGATTCTCACCATAGAGCTTGAGAATGATTGCCCTCATCGGATCGCCCTTCGGGGCGATCTTCTCTACTGCTGCACCTTCATGGCAGTAACAGTCACACTTTTCTTCGCACCACTTGCAGTCAAGCCTGCACTTGGCATGAAGATCATGGTAGCAGGCGGTGGATATGTAATTATGAGCCATGGCATTCACACTCGCATTCTTTGTGGTTCTTGCACCAGTGGCATGCGTCATGCATGCCATCCTCACATGCTGAGCTGATCACCACAGGTCACCCTCCATGAAGAACTTCCCGTCGTGAGCCAGGATCAGTTCAGGGATCGAGACTCCATCCTGATGATGGACAAGCCCGAAGGCTTGTCCCCAAGTGGCATAGCCGTCCTTGAGATATCCGGCCTTGCTCATGTCCATGCCATGGCCCACGTTCATAGCCCATCGATTCTGTCGATGATCTCCTGTGCCAACTGCCGTAGTGAAAAGCCCTGGAGTATGTGTGTGCCCGTAGACGAGGTTCGCTCCGTACTCTCGGACTCGGTCGAGTCCGTACTTTCCTGCGATCTGGCTGTATGCCCGCTCGTGTCCGTGCACAGCAAGCACTCCAGGGGTGAACTCATGGGGTCCTGGCAGATAGCGCACATCACTGCTTCGAAGCCCGGCAAGCTCTTCCAGTTCCAGTGATCGCAAGCATGACAGTGCAGGAGCGTTCTCGCTGACATACTTCTTGGTCCTCTCGTCATGATTGCTGTCGATGAGTATCATCTCGACATCTCCGACGGCCCGCCGGAAGCGGGCCACTATCTCAGCTGTAGTATCGAAGGCTGCTTGAAGCTGACCGCTGTACTCACCAGCTCGCCCCTTCACCCACCTTGAGACTTCGGTGCTATCTGTTAGATCACCGATGAAGACAAGCCCATCGGGCTTGATGTATGAAGCAACGTCCACCAGCTTGCTGACGAACTCAGCATCATGCAGGGGGACTTGCAGATCCGGTACGACGAACCAACTAGTAGTCATGCCAACAGTTAAGCAGAAAGGTATTGCCTTGGCAAGTTTTGAGATCGTCCGCGAGAAGCCTCCAGTGAAGGAGATCATCCTTCGAGTGAGCAGGGGTGAGCTTCGGATGCTTGAGCGCAACACCGCAGACAGTGGCTATAACGATGATGCTGATCTGCTAATCGTTCTGGAGAAGGCCAGGATCGGCAGCTATTCGTGAGCGAACGAATGTGTGACGGCTGCTGCGAGGAGATCACGAAGGAGCAGGCGGCAACAGCACGCAAGCTGGGCCGTAAGATCTTCCACTTCGAATGCCCCCAGACGGCCCGCGACAGGGCGTGGGGAGACATCCTGAGGGACTTCAACCGGGAGGATATTTGAGTCCGCCAGAGACCCCTTGGAGGCCCTTCAGGGGCCTCTCTCGTACCGAGCAGAACTCCTTCGTGGCGAGTGGTCGCAATCTGATATGCACAGAGTGCGAGCAGAGGATCACCAAGGGTGAACGCATGATACGTAGCGGTCGGCTCCCGGCCGATCGTGTTGACAGGCTTGGACTGACCAGTCCAAGCCTGCATACCAATCGAGTGGAGAACTGGAAGCATGTCCAGTGCCCTCAAGGAGGGGCCTGAAGGCCCCTCTGGCAGCCTCGCACCTAGACCCTGGGCAATCTATCCAGACTGCTAGCCGGGCCCCTCAGGGGGCCCTTCCAGGACTTCTGCAATCGTGAACATGTCAACGCAGAGTCAGTCAAGTAAGGCAGCCCTACGGGGCTGCCCATGGAACGGGGGA